CTCTCGCACCTCGACTTTCTTGCGCTATCCGTCGGATTTGACGCGAAAAGGCTAAAATATGTCGAAAAGCCGCCGTGGGCCTTATCGCAAGGCGCCCGCTCTGGACCCTCAACTTGCGGCAACCTTGCCTCTTGTGGACTACCTGCGGGCAAGCGTGACGCAGCTCGAGGAATGCGCGGAGCGCGCGACGGAGTCGGGAAGCTGGCAAGCCGTGTCGGCGCTCAAGCTTCGGGCGCTCCAGACGCGCGCGGATCTCGACGCGGCGATCGAGAAGGCCAACCGGCCCGACGAGAGCATGAGCGACGAGCAGCTGCTCGGCATCATCGTCCAGGCCGTGGCGCAGCTCCCGCCGCAACACCTAGAGCGCATCGAGGAAGCCGTCGCCATCCGGCGTGGCGGGTCGCCCCTCCGCCTGGTCAAGACCGGGACCGACGACGCATGAGCCTGTCTGCCCTCGCGCGTGCAGCGGACACCTTGCAGCGCAGGGCAGTCGCGGACCCCCTCGCCTACTTCAACCCGACGCCCCCGCAGCTGGCCTTCCTGAGTAGCACCGCCCCGATCAAGCTGGCGCGGTCGGGCAACCAGCTCGGGAAGACGACGATGGGGCTGGTCGACTGCATCTACCGGTGCCTCGGCAGCCATCCCTACACGCTGGTCCGCGCTGCACCGATTGAGGCGTGGGTGGTCGTCGTGTCATGGGAACAGAGCCTGTCGATTCAACAGAAGCTCTGGAACCTGCTCCCCAAGGACGCTATCGACCCAGAGACTACGTACACCCCAGGGCGGGGCCTGAAAGGCAAGACACCCGTGGTCCGCTTCCTCAATGGGAGCGTTTTAAGAATCCGCACGGTGAACCAAGGTGCCCTTGCGTTAGCGGGTTCGACTATCGACTACGTCATGATCGACGAACCGCCCCCGCAGGCCGTCTGGTCCGAGCTGGTTCCACGCGTCATGCGCAACCGCGGACGGATCGCCGTCACGCTGACGCCCATCGGTGCGCCCCTCGGGTGGCTTCGCGACCTGGTCGAGAAGCGCGTCGTGCAGGACCTACACTTTCCCTTGACCGTCGAGAACACCACGCCTATCGGCGGGCGTCCTCTCCTGACGCAGGAGGATATCGACCGCCTCGAGGCGCAGATCCTGCCGATGGAACGGCGCCAGCGCATCCACGGGGATTGGGATGCGGGCTTCTCCGAGGGGCGCATCTTCTCAGGCTTCGACCCGATCGCGCACGTCTCGGACATCCTGCCCGAGGGGGAGTGTCAGGTCGGGATCGGCATCGACCACGGGTCCGAGGGCGGGTCGCAGGTCGCCACGCTCTGCGTCGTCTCGCGAGACGGTGGCGTCGAGGGGAACCCGCGGTTCTGGATTCTGGACCAGACCGTGTCGAACGGGACGACGACGCCGGAACAAGACGCGCGCGACATCCTGAACATGCTTCGCCGGAACAACATGCGCGTCGAGTCCGTGGATCGCTGGACAGGCGACCGCAAGCACGGCGGCAGGCGCTGGGGCGGGAAGAAGAGCAACGCCCTGTTGATGCAGGGCTTCGAGCGCGAGCTGCGCCTCCCCATTGGCGCGCTGGGCTTCCGCATTCACACGGCGTGGAAGCCTGCCGGCTCAATCTACGAGGGCGTCCGCATCCTGAACTCGGCGATGCTGCGACACGATCTCATCGTTCATCCGCGCTGCAAGCAGTTGATCGAGGACCTGAAGATGTGGGACGGGTCGGACGACGAGCATAAGCACGGGATTGACTCCCTGCGTTATGGGGCCATTGAGCTCGTCACGCGACGGCTATACGTCCCCCACGCCGTGAGGATTGGCTGATGCAGGTACCCGTCATCTCTTCGGACGCCTACGAGGTCCGTCGCATCGAGCACACCCGCCTCCGTCGCCGCTTGCTCGAGGGGACGTGGGAGGAAGACCTCCACAACCGCCTGCAGATCCATCTCGGCACGGTGCGTAAGGCGGCGTGGGGCTACCCGGACATGTCGTCCAACATCTTCCGGCAGATTGCGCGTTCGCTGAGCGCCCTGTACGTCATGCCTCCGGACGTGACTCACCCGACAATCAACAACGCCGTCTTCCTGTCGGAGACGATCTCTCGCTCGGGTTTGTGGGCGACGATGAACCGGTTCCAACAGCTGGTCGTCGGATGCCGTGAGTATTGGCAGCGGGTGCACGTGAGCGCCGACGGTCGGCTGACGTTCCGTCCGGTGGCGCCCGACATGACCATCGCCCGGTCCTTCGCAGACCGTCCCGACTACCCGGTGTCGGTGCATGAGCTCCGCGAGCGCCTGGACGAGAAGGGAGAGACTCGGTGGACGTGGGACGTCCTCGACGTCTCAAACCCTGAGAACCCGATCTACGAGGTCCGCGCCTACATTGACGGCGGGAAGATGGGCGAGGACCTGTCGCAGGTGTACCTGGGCGGGAGCTACTCGGGCGCCGCTTACCCGTATCGTCGCAACGACGGGCGCCCCATCCTGCCGTACGTCCTGTACCACGCAGAGCGTATCGGCGACCGTCTCTTCGACGCGTACGAAGGCGTCGAGGTAGTCGAGGGGTCGCTGAACATCGCGGTCACCTACTCGATGCTCTTCCACGCCATCAAGGACTCGAGCTGGCCGCAGCGGTACATCGTCGGCGCGGAGCCGCAGGGCGGGACCATCCAGGGCGACGTCGCCTCGGCTCGCCGCGAGGTCGTCTCTGACCCCGCGACTGTCCTCCTGTTGCGCGCGACGGATGAACAACAACCCGTCATCGGGCAGTGGCAAGCGGGCGCGGACGTGACCGCCCTGGAACAGACCATCGCCGCGTGCGCCAACCGTCTCGCGCAGGACGCGGGCGTGTCTCCCGCCGACATTCAGCGGATGGGCGGGACGGCGCGTAGCGGGTATGCGATTGCCCTAAGCAATGAGTCCAAGCGGGACGCGCAACGCTCCTACGCGCAGTCCTTCCGCGCGTCCGACGAGCAGCTCGTCATGACCGCGGCGATCCTGTTGAACCGGGTCACAAACACGAAGTACCCGGAAGGCGGGTACTCGGTACAGTACCGCTCCATCCCTCTCTCGGGCTCAGAGCTCGACGCGCGCCGCAAGCACGCGCTCGAACTGCTGGATGCTGGGTTGATGACTCGCGTCGAAGCTCTGCGCCTGTTTGACGACTCGCTCACCGAACAGGACGCCGCGGCGATGCTCGCCGAGATCGACGCGATGAATAAGGCGCGCGAGCTCGAGCACGAAGCCGCCGAAGAGGCCGACCTCGAGGAGGAGGGCGACGCCCCGACCTCTGAGGAGGAGATGGCCCCGACCGCTGAAGAGCAGATGACCGCCGATACCGCAGCGCCTACCGACAGTGTCGCCGCCGCCGCGACGGCAGCGGGTCAGCCTGCTAGCGCCGTGGCGCTGAATGGCGCACAGGTACAGGCCGCGCAGGGCATCATCACCTCAGTTGCGAAGGGCGAGCTCCCGCGCGCTACGGGCGTGGAGATGTTGGTCCAGTTCTTCAACATGGACCCGGCTGCGGCTGACACGCTGATGGGTACGGTCGGCGACACCTTCACGATTCAGGCGGAAGTTCCGAGTGCCGATCGTCAGTGAGCGCCAACGCCGCTACCTGGCGGCGACGCACCCGGACGTGTTGCGCCGCTTCCTCGAGGAGGGGGCCCGCGCAGGGTTTCGCGCGCCTCCGGCAGTCGCACGCGAGGCTAAGCGCGGCCTAGAACTGCGCGAGAAGTTCAACCGTGGCGGCACGCCCATCGGCGCACGCCGCGCGAGCCAGCTCGCCAACCGCTCGGTGCTCTCGGTTGAGACCATCCGGCGCATGGTGGCATACTTTGATCGACACGAGGTCGACCTCGAGGCGCCCGCGGCGCGTCCTGGTCACCCCGGCTACCCATCCGCGGGTCGGATCGCCTGGCTACTTTGGGGCGGAGACTCGGGACGCGCTTTCGCACGGCGTGTCTTGCGGGCCTACGAAGCAACCCGCAAGGAGTGACCATGCCCGACGAGACCGTGACCCCCGACGATGTCGGCACCTCGCGTGCCGAGGAACGAATCCGCGCCCTGTCCGCTGAGCGCAAGCAGTTGCGCGAGAGCTACGCCGAGCTCCAGAGCCGCTACGAGCAGCAGGCCGAGCTCGTGAAGCAGGCGGACACCTACAAGGCGACCGCCGCCGAGTGGGAGACCAAGTTCTCTCAGGCGCGCACGCAGTGGGAGACGGAGCGCGAGCTCTTCTCCCGCGGCATCACCGACCAGGAGGGCATGGACTTCGTGCGTATGGCGTACGACCGCCTCCCAGCGGAGGGCCGTCCTCCTCTCGGTGAGTGGCTTGCGGGCGACAAGCTCCCGAAGGCAGTGCGCGCGTACATGCCCGAGGGCGGAACGCCTCCCGCGCCTTCCGCTCCACCGGCGCCGCCTCCTCCCGCGGCAAACGCTGGCGCGACGAACGCCCCGAAGGGAGCCCCGTCGCAGTACTCGCCCGAGGCGATCTCTCGCATGAGCCCCGCCGAGTACAAGGCTGCTCGCGCGGCGATCCTCGGGCTGGACCGCTAGCAGCTGGACGCGTGCGCGTAGCCTACAAATGCGGTAGGCTACGCGTACCCGTCGGGTCGAGCCCCGTATCAGCGACGCCGGGATGACGACCAACCATCATCATCGAGGTACGCCACAATGGCTCTCACCGAATACTCGACTCTCTCCGGCAACGCCCGCGTTGCCGCTGTCCTCGCTCAGGAGATCGTGCTGAAGCTCGCCGACCGCGCGAGCCTGCACAATCACTCGAGCCTCATCAACTTCGGCAACATGGCGGGCCGTGGCTCCGCGGCGCTTCAGGTCCCCATCGTCGGTCTCGACGGGTCGGACCTCCTCAGCTCCGCTGCCGACGGCGCGGTCGTGGCGAACACCACGCTTACGTCCACCGCGGCCACGCTCACGATCGGGCGCTTCGCGCTCCGCTACGACTTCACGGACCTCGCCGGCCTCACCGACTCGATCGGGCTGAACGCGCAGCGCCTCGCGGAGAGCATGGTCGGTAGCACGGTCATGGCCTTCCAGAACGCGCTCTGCGACGTCACGGACGGCTTCACGACGACTGCCGGCGTCTCGGGCGTCGACATGAGCGTGGATGACTTCTACTCCGCACAGTTCGCCCTCACGCTCGCCAGCGTGCCGGGTCCCTACATCGCCATCCTTCACCCCCGCCAGCTCGCCGACTTCCAGTCGAGCCTCCGCGCGGAGTACGGCGCGACGCAGTTCGTCATGGCCACGCAGGACATGCTGAACATCAAGGGCCAGGGCTTCGCCGGCATGTTCAACGGTGTGGACATCTTCGTCTCCTCGAAGGTCCCCACCGCGAACGCTGGTGCAGACCGCGCTGGCGCGATGTTCGGGCGCGGTGCCGTCGGCTACGTCGAAGGCTCCCCGTTCCCCATCGTCGGCGCTGGCGGCGTGGTGACCCCGGCGGGCACCCCGGTCGTGGTCGAGTTCGATCGCATCGTCGGCGGCGGGACCACCTCGATCCTCGCCAGCTACTACCTCGGCATCGGCAAGCTCCAGGACAGCATGGGCGTGTCGATCATTACCGACGCGTGAGCGTCATCCTTTAGCTAGGAGAGCACTGTGGCAGTCACCTTCACCGACACAACCAACGCCGCCGGACCGACCTTCGCGGGTCGTCCCGCTACGCAGACGGCGGGAGGAGCTCCCAAGCTCAACCTCCCGACGAGCGCGCAGTGGTGGTACATATGGCATCCGGCGCGCTGGCAATGTATCGACGGAGAGTGGCTGCCGGTGCTCGCTCAGCTGCGGGCCACCCCCGGGGTGAACGCCGTCGACAAGGACGGCGACACGTCTGGGGCGGAGACCAAGCTCCGTCGAGAGCACTGGACCGTGATCCCGTGGGACGTGATCGAGGGCGGGTACGTCGTCGAATACGATGGGGTGCGGGGTCCGGTGCGCCTGTCGCGGTGGGAAACCCCGCGCATGGTGGCGGGGCAGGTGGTCATCACGCCCGACGAGACAGGCTACCGGGAGTTCCTCCGGGGTCTTGTCTCGTCGGGTGTGGTCCGCGCCCCCGACCCCTACACGACTGACGCGATCAAGGAACGCCAGCGTTTCCGCGTCGCCGAGAACTCCAAGCGTGCCGCTAACGACCCCGAAGCCGCGCGCCGCCTGGAGGCCGACAAGGCCCTCCTCGCGCAGATGGACTCCGCTAAGGTGCCGACCGCGCAGTCGCGCAAGGGGCGCGCATGAGCGAGCGAAAGGATATCAGGGACGCGAAGGAGCGGTTCGCCGCGACTCTCGTCAAGAACGGTATGCGCCCCGAGCTCGCTGAGAAGAAGGCGAAGGAACAGGCGCAGAAGCACGACACCAAGAACAGCCGCTAGCCCCCGCTAGCATCGGAGCCCCCGATGGCAGTCAAGACTTCCCAGAACATGCGCTCGGGCGTGGCCGCCGTCGGCTACATCGTCAAGGCGCTCCCCGCTGACCTTCCGTCCGCGGCCCCGACCGTTACCTCGGGCGCTGGTGTTCCTTCGGCCACCGAGCCGAATGGTAGCATCTACCTCCGCACCGATGGCGCGAACGCCGACCAGGCGATCTATGCGCGCATCTCGGGCGCCTGGGTCGCGATGAAGGGCGCCACCTAATGTCGTCGTCCGACACGGAATACGCGCCGCGGTTCTCCATTCCGGAGTTCATCGAGCGCGGACGCGACAACAAGATCACCGCTCCGGTCTACCGGAACGGTGCGCTTGTCGCTCCGGTGTCGGGCACTGTGTCCGTCTACAAGGCCGACCAGGCCGCGGTGGTCAACGCCGCCGTGGTCACCATCGTTGGGAGCGTGGCCACCTACACGATCCCCGCCGTGTCCATCGGGTCGCTCGTATTGGAAGACGGATGGCTGGTGGAGTGGAACCTCCTAATGCCGGATGGCGTCGCGCACGTCTTCCGGCGCGACGGCGCTCTCGTCCGTCGCCGCCTCTACCCTGTCATCGCGGATATCGATCTGCTCCGTCGCCACCGCGACCTGGGGCAGCTCCGCGAGGCGGGCGTGACCTCGTACCAGGACTATCTGGACGAGGCGTTCTGTATGATTGAGAACCGCCTCATCAGTGGGGGCAAGAGACCCTACTTGGTGATGTCCCCCGCGGCGTTCCGCGAGGCGCACGTCTGCCTGACGCTTCATCTGGTGTGGCAGGACTACGCCACGTCGGCGGGCGATACCTCGCGCTATCAGCAGCTCGCGGACTCCTACGGGCAGGCCTACGAGAACGCGTGGCAGCAGCTCACGTTCCACTACGACACGACCGACGAGAACGTCGTGAACGTGGACCGCCGAAACTCGGGTAGCCCGACGCTCTGGCTCAACTCCACGGGTGGGCAGTACCCGCTTGGGTATCGCGGGATCCGTTCGTGAAGACGCGCGCAGAGGTTCGCGCTGCCTTCGACGCTCAGGTTGGGGCGCTCTCGGGCTGGACGCGTTCCCGCTTCGCCGCGGACGTCTTCGGACGTGACGTGCAGGGCCTAATGGGCACCGGCAAGCTTTACGCCGTCGGGCTCGGCGACACGAACAATCGCATGGGCGGCACCGGGAACGGCTACCGCGGTCGCCCTGGGCAGGGCCTCCTCGTGGAGACATCCATCGTGGTGCGTTGGGCTTACTCGATCCGGATGAAGGACCAGACGCTCTCCCGCGACGAGGGCGAGGCCGCTGGGCAGGAGGTCATCGCGGCCTGCGAGGCGTACAACGCTACGTGGCCGGGTGAGCTCAAGGTTCAGCTTCAGACGGTTACATCGGAGGTGACCGATAGCGGGGAGTGGTTCCTCGGGTCGGCGACCTTCCTCGTCCTCCACGCCCTCCCCATCAGCTAAGGAGCTAACATCATGGCGATTTCCTCTGTCGTGAAGAACTTCCGGGACGGCCTCCTGGTCGTCTCCGACGCCACCACGCCCACCCCGATCAGCCTCACTGTGCAGTATGAGGCGGGCGACTTCAGCCTGTCCGGCTCCAATGAGGGAAACACCGAGGTCACGACGTACCTGGACCGCGGCGAGCTCGGCACGCTCCGCAAGACGAACCGCCTCTTCCCGAGCGGGTCGTTCACCGCGCACTTCACGGACATTCGGTCGGCTGAAAAGACCCTGTGGGCGCTCGCCACGTGGTCGGGTCCATTCGCCGTCGGCGTGCAGTCCATCGCCGGAAGCGACGTCAAGACCTACAAGACCCTCGTTTGGACGGTCGAGGGGACGAACTTCGGGGACGCGGCGGACCACGTCCTGACCCTCGGTGACGTGCGTATCGACTCGGTGGACGTGGCGGAGGGCGACCCCAACTCCTACACGATCAATTTCACGGTCTACGGTACGGTGGTCGCAACCTGACGGGTTGCGCGGCGTGCAAGTAAGACGCCCCTCGGCTATGGCTGGGGGGCGTTCTACTATCCGGAGGTTCCATGTCCGTCGTCGTTCAGCTCGGTGCCCACTCTGTCTCGCTTCGTGCGCCGCCTTCCTCGATGGTCCGGCGCGAGGTCGCCGTCGCGATGTCCACCTCCCCTCTGCGCGGTCTGTGCGCCGCCCTGGGCGTGTGCTGGGGCGGCAAGCCGCTCAAGGCCAAGTACACCTACCAGCCCCTCCCCTACGGCGGCGAGGTTTTCGACGAGCTCATGGCGCTGGGCATCCCCGAGGGCGACATCTACGAGGCGGGGCAGAAGGCCCTGGCGCTCTGCGTCGAGGTCCCCACCGAGGAAGCCGTCGCGCGTGCCGAGGGTTTTACCGCTCCGCAGACGGAGCCCTCGACGCCGTAGCGATGGAGATCGGGCTCACGTGGTGCGGCGACCCCGACGCCTTCTGGTCGTGGCCCCTCGAGACACAGGAGCGCGTCCTCGGGTGGTACCGTGCGCGCCAGCCGGCTCCGAAGAAGCGCAAGCGGGCATTCCAGCCGCGCGAGAATGATACGGTAGACCCAGCGGCGCGAGCCTTCTGGGGGTTGTAGTGGGCATGACGGTGAAGGTTGGACGCGTGCGGGCCGAGATCGATCCGAAGCTGGAGGCCACCATCCGGCAGATGTTCGACCTGTCCTACCGAAAGATCGTGACCTCGCTCGAGGAGATTGGCGAGGAGGTCTCGATGGATGCACGCCTCAATTGGTACAAGGGCGTGCTTCGTCGCACGGGCGAGACCGGGAAGGTTGGGTACAGTATGATTCTTCTTCCCGATAAGCTTCAGGTTGTGGTCCATCCCGACGCGACGGACAGGACCTACTATGTGCGTCGTCCTGGCCCAAACTCGACGGTCACTATCGGGACGGACGAGTTCACCTACGCGCGCATGATGTCCATCTACAGGAAGACGGGGCAACTGCCCTCAGAGTTCCGCGACATCGCGCGTTTCACGCCGAATGGGCGACCGACCGGGCTCTACAAGCGAGAGCCAAACCCGAAGGCAAGCGACGGCGGCAGTCAGTGGAAGACGTGGGTCCTCGATCCCGGCAAGCGGCTAGCCAAGCGGCTAAGGGACAGGGGAAGCGAGGAGCTGAACGAATACGTTGAGCGCAAGCTTCGGAGGGTCGGCTGATGGCAAGTGAGATTGACCTCAAGGTATCCGCTGACATCGGCGACCTCCGGCGCCAGCTCGAGAGCATCCCCGGCATCACGGCAGAACAAGCGCGCCTCATGGTGGCAGAGCTGGACCGCGGCTACAAGCGTGCCGAGAAGGCCGCGGCGTCGGCTGCGAAGGCTACCCGCGCGTCGATGAAGCAAGCCGAGGAGGCCACGCGCAAGGCGAGCGAGGCGGGTAAGGAGCTGGGCGACCGCTTCGGACACGTCGGTAGCGGCGCAGGCAAGCTTGCCGGGGCCCTCGACATGCTGGCCCCCGGCCTCGGGTCGGTGGGGCAGGGCATCGCGGACATCGCGGACGTTGGCGAGGTCGCCGCGGGGAGTCTCGGCTCATTCGCAGCTCCCGCCGTGGGAGCCCTCGCCGCGGCGGCGCTACTCGCGGTCCCGGTCATCATGCATCTCAACGCCGAGATGGAGGCGGACGCCGAAGCCGCGCGCGTGATGGGAACGGCGCACGCCTATGCCCGGCAGGAGCTCGAACTCCAGCGCACGGCCACGCTTGACCTTGCCGTGGCTACAGGAAGCATGACCGAGGCCGCTAGAACCGAAGCCGATATCCGGGCTCAGTCCGGTCAACGTCTCGGTGACTACCTCGAGACGCTTACGAAGACGACGCAGGAGACGCTCCTCGCAGAGAATAAGGTCCGCGCCATCGCGAACACGATGGGCGACCTCGCCACGGCGGGCCTGTCCGTCGTCGGTCCCCTCCTCCTGGTCGCGGAGGCGATGGGCGCTCAAGTCCCCACGGTTTCGGACCTGACCTCGAAGCTCACCGACTATATGGGCCTGACGGGTAAGGTCGCGAAGGCCGAGCAGAACGCAGCTACCGCGCATACCGTAGCCACCGAGGCAGCCAAGAAGACGCGGGACGCGCAGATCCGCGCCTCGCAGGCGAAGGCTACGCATGTCGCCGCATCGGTGAAGCTCACGAAGGCGCTCAAGGAAGAGACGGTCCAGATGGACGCTCTTGAGGCGGCGCAACGGACGATCGAGCAGGCGCGCACCGCGGAGCTCACGGAGTCGCAGAAGCTGACGGAGCAGCTCGGCAAGCTTTCGGCGCAGCGTGCGGAGCTCGCCGCGGCTGGCAAGCTCACGCCCGAGCTCGCGGCCCAGAGCGCGGAGGCCGAGGTCGCGCTCGCGAAGATGGTCGCGGATGCTCGCATCGAGGAGGACCTCCGCGCCATCGAGACTACGGAAGCCTACGAGCAGGCGCAGGCATCCGAGCGCGCGAAGCGCATAGAGGAGGATCTGGAGGCAAACCGCGAGTATTGGGCGCGGCGCCAGGAGATCGCGACGATGGCGACCGACGTGGTGGCCGCCTATTCGCAGTATGCTCTCGACCAGAGCGTGCAGGGCTACGAGGATGCCCTCGCCGCGCAGGATGCCCTCGGGAAGAAGGCGACCGATGCGGAGAAGGCCCGCGCCGCCGAAGAGGTCGCGGAGAAGCGCAAACAGGCGATGATCGCCTTCCTTATCGACAAGGCGGCGAAGCTCGCCCAGGCGCTGACGGCGACTGCCCTCGCGACAATCAACGCCCTGTCGTTGCCCCCTGCGCCTAACTACGTGGCGGCAGGCCTCGCCGCGGCGGGCGGCGCGATTCAGGTAGCGACCATCGCCGCCGCGCGTCCGAGCTTCCACTCTGGCGGTATGGCCGACTTCAGCCCCGACGAGGCGTCTGCGGTCATCCGGCGCGGTGAGGCCGTGCTTTCCCCGCAGGGACGTCGTGCCCTGGGCGACGACACGATCCGCGCCGCCAACGCGGGTATGGGCAGCGGACAGACCATCATGGTGCAACAGGTCTACCGGCACCGCGTCTTCGACTCGTTCGTGCAGGACAACCTCCGGACACGCGGTCCCCTGTCGCGGGCGTTAGGTGCGGGTGCACGCGCAGGCCAGCGGAGGAGCTAGCACATGGGGACCGCATACACGCCCGACGCCCTACGGGGCATCCTCATTCCCGACCCGCGCATCTCGCCGTCGAAGACGGGGACAGGGTCGACCTACACGCAGGCCGAACCTCAACCGGGTGTGCCGCAGCCGTCCTCCGCTACGTCTCTCACTCTCGAGACGAGCGGCAAGCAGGGCGACACGACGATCCTCGTCCAGACCGTGCGCGCAGGCGGTGCCGTGACGACGGACGCCATCCGTGCGGGCGCGTTCGCCTGGCAGGAGACAGGCGGGCAGTGGCAAGGCTGGGACGGCCCCCTCGGGTACGCTGGGTTTGAGCCTGTGCACGCGTGGGGTAGTGGCGGCGCGACGCCGCTCTACACCTACCCGCACGCCATCTACACCCGCAACGGAACGCGCCTCGTGTCGGCTCAGAGCACGGTAGCCCTCGGGCTGGTACAGAGCTGCGTCGTGCATCGCCGGGACCAGCTGGGGGCCTCAACCATCACGACCGTCGTCTCCAGCTCGGCAACAGGCCAGCCTCTCCACTCCTGTCTGCTCGAGCTGCCTGACCGCTTGCTTCTTCTTGTCGCGTACGATGACCTTCCGAGCGTAGGGCTTCAGGTTCGCGTCTACGCGAGCGAGGACGACGGCGGCACGTGGGCGCTTCAGAGCAGCGCGGCCCTCCCCGCCTACATCGACACGACGACGACTACCGTGCGCCGTCTTCGTGCCGCCTACCAGGGCGGGCAGGTTCTCATGATGCTTGCCGTGCGTGTCCCGACGGCGACCGTCCCCGACACGCTCTGGCAGTATGCCAGCGCCGACGAGGGCATGAGCTACGCGCTAGTCGAGGCCGTCTCCGGCACCGACGCGGCAAGCGTCCACACGGGCGGCGTGCACGACATCTACGCCATCCCCGACGTGGGCTTCGGCGTGGTCTACTGCGGTTCCTCGCGGACTACGTGGGGCGCCACGTCGACGACCCTCAGCAAGCGCCTTGGGAGCGCCTACAGTCGCTGGACGGACATTGACCCTGTGCAGGTAGGGCTACTCGCTCCCGCGACGACCCTGAGCGCGGGGAACCTGCTTAGCGACGATACGGAACTCTGCGCTGCCGTGGACGAGGACGGGCAGATCTACGCGCTGGCCCCGAACTCAAGCAACGCCCAGCGCGTGCGTCCTGCTCGCAGCTCTGACGGCGAGACGTGGTCTGTCCTCGGGCAGGCGGCGAACCTCGTTCATTCGCTCGACTTCGGTGGAGAGCGCGTCACGTCGATGGTCGCGGTCTGGTACGCCGGCACCCTGCACGTCATCCATACGGTCGACGCCACGACGGTGTACGACGCCCAGCTGGGAGACACGGCGCTCTCCGGGTACACGTCGGCGACGCTGCCGATGCTCCCCGCGGTGCAGATGGGCTCTGACTACTCGGCAGGGTCCTACATGACGTGGGAGCCTTGGTGGGCTCCGGACGCCATCGGGTGGACCGTCACGACCATCGGTGCCCCGACGACGACGCTGACGGGCGGCGCCATGCAGATCTCGGCGGGCGTCGCTGAGGTCCGCACCTACACGCATACACGCGCGACGGCGCTGACCGCCGCGCACACGGTGCAGGCCCTGTGGGAAGTGGACCCTGATTCGGGCACCGCTACCGAGACGCTCCTCACGGCGGCAAGCAACACGTCCACGTACCGTCTCCGGGTACGCGTCACGACCACGCAGGTCCTCTGCTACGACGACGTGAGCGGCGTCCTCCGCATGACGTACAACCGCACGGGGTCGCAGTACGTGCACGTGCGTGCGTGGCTCTCCAACCAGGGCGGCACGGGCAGCGCTACCGTGTGGGTCTGCGAGATCGACGGCATCCACGAAGTCGCCCGCGACTTCATCCGCATCCTGTCGAACGACGCGATGACGGACGCAGGCTTCACCGCCGCGGCGCAGTCTGTGAAGATCGGGCAGACGGGTCAGGGCGTGTCGAACTGGCGCTACTGCGCGTGGCAAGGGAGCGCGCAGATGAGCTCTCCGCACGGGCTCTCCATCCCCTCGCAGGTAGGTGGGCGAGACTTCAGCTCGAGGTCCCTGACGCTTTCGGACGGCCTCCGCGTGCGTGCCGTCGGCGGGCCTGCCGCGCTCGATGACCTGTGGACCATTGCGCCGCGGTACGGTCACGGTATCGCCGCGCTGGACTCCACCTCGCCGTCCGTGACGTACCGCTCTACCGGGACGGCTTCCGCGCAGATCTTCGTGTGGGAAACGGATACGACGGCAGCGAACGTCTCTCCGCTTATGGGCCCCGTCGGTGCCCTGTACCTGGGCGGGACCAACTTCCGGACGGCTACTCTCGAAGGCCGAAACGCCTTCGGTGTGTATGTCAGTATCGGTACGTGGGACGCGAGCGCAGGACAGGCCGGGCTGAAGTGGGTTCGTCGCGGAAACACCATTTACCCCGACACTACGTCCAGCGCGGGCACGTATTGGTACCCGCACGGGATGCTGGACGGGGCGCGGTTCACGTTCGACACGGCGGCTGGGCCTGTGCGGGCCATTCAGTACCAGACGGAAGGAGCGTGGACAAACGCCGCCACGAAGCACGCACGCGCTACCCTCTTCGGCGACGTGTCGGCAGTAGCCCTCAGCGGCACCGCGGGAGCGTTCCTCGCCACGGGCGGGCTCCTGGTCTGGAACAACGACCCTAGCTACTCGGCGTACAGGCTGACCATCCCGGTGCAACAGGTCGCCGAGACGTACTACGAGCTCGGCGTCGTCGTCCTCGGGCACCTCGCCGTCTTCGGGCGGCGCTATTCGTGGGGACGGTCGCTCACCTCGGAGCCGAATGTGGAGCTCCGCACGGGCGCGAACGGACGGCGCACGTCGCAGGTAGCCGGGCCGACGCGCCGCGCAGTGGAGTTCGGCTGGACTGACGCCGCGGACCAGAGTGCCTTCGGGGTAGACCAGACGGCGAGCACGCCCGACTTCTTCTACGGGTCCTCGACTGGAACGCCCGAGGCCGCGGCGGCGAAGATGGACGGCCCCGCCCTCATGCGTGGGATTGTCGAGCACATCGAGGGGCCCGCGACGCCCGTCGTCTACGTGGCGCACCTCCCGCGCGTGGCCCTTGGGACCACGCAGATGGTTGTGCACCCCGACCTTCACCTCTATGGGCGCATCGTCTCGGACGTGTCCATTGAGACGGTACAGGGGGCAGAGTGGCTGGGTGTCGGCACGACGGGTGAGATGGTCCGCACGTCCAACATCCGCCTTGAGGAGGAACTGTGACCGACCGCTGGACGCCCGCCCAACTATCTGAGACTATCCGCTGGGTCCTAAAACTCGAATACGCCGGCGGCACCTGGTACATGACCGACGAGGCCATGACCATCGACGACGGCACAGGCGGGACCATTGTCCTGACGGACGGCCTCCTCGAGACGGGCGACACGGTGGAGAGCATCGACCTGTGGGCGACCGAGGCCCCCCGGCGGTCCTGCTCCGTCGCGTTCGACCTCGGCATCGACGTGGCCGCGCTTATCGAGGAGGGGCACGACCTCGCCGGCTGCGTGGCCGAGCTGGCCCAGCTCGCCGATGGGGACCCGTGGACCGCCCGCCGTCCCTTCGTGCGCGGGCGTCTAGTCGAGCCTCAGTATGGGGCCCAGGGCGAGGGCGTGCAGGCGAGCATCGAGCAGGATGTGCTCACGGATGACACGCAACTCCGCACGGTTGAGGTATCGCCCAACGTCTTCGGCGCGGCGGCGGCGGCGGCTCTCGGCTACATCTACGTCCCTGAGGCGAACGATAGCCCAGACGCCAACATGGTCATCCCGCTCATCCTCGGGACGCCCGGCGCAGGCACTACCCCGGGTAGCAAGGCAGTACGCGTTCGCGGGATCGTGGACCCAGTCGCACCATTCCACGGGTTCTCGGCGTGGCTCATTGCAGGCCACGCCGTCGAAGCCACGTCGGTAACGCTTAGGGGGCAGGACACGTCCTCGGCGTCGTTTCCGGTGCAGTACATCACCCTGCCGACGGGTGAGGTGGTAGCGTACGTCCTCGATGACATCGACGCCGCGGCTCCCGTGTGGACGAACACCACGGAGACTGCCGTGGTCTTGTGGGATGCAGGCGGCGGGCTCATTGACCAGAACTACGGTGCTCTCCGCTACGCTGGAGACTACGTCGCGTGGCTTCTCGCGCTGACGGAGCAAGAAGTCGACCACGGACGCGTCAACGCTGCAAGGCTTGCCCTTAGTGCCTACCAGGTGGGCACCTACATCGATGAGACGGTGTCCGTCTCCGAGTACATCCGTGAGGCGATCCTCGACATCGTCCCGGTGTCCATGATGGTCGGGCCGCGCGGCGTCTACCCGTATGTGTGGCGCTGGGACGCGACCAGCGAGGATGCCGTCGCGGCGTGGGACCTCACGACGGACCTCGACATCGCGCGGGAGAGCGTGGTCACCTACGAGGACGCCGACCGTGTCGCCAACACGGTGCAGCTCCTCTATGGGTGGGCACCTCGCGTCGACACCTACACGCGCGAGATGTGGGCGGTAGGCGACCCCGCCTCACGTCCTCGAGGACTTCGATTCGGGGGCGCGTCTTCGTTGGCCCTGAGCTACTGGAGCGACCCCATCCTCGCGCGGTCGACCGTGAGGTACGGCGTGAGACGTGACGCGCTAGAGACGGCCATCGTCCACGATGACCTGACGGCATCCCGCGTCCTCGCGTGGCGCTCCCGCCGGTGGGCTCTGCCGTCGCGCGTGGTCGAATACTCTGCGCCGCAGACCTACGGATGGGTGGAGCCCGGCGACTACGTGACCGTCACCGACCCGGACCTCGCGTGGACCGAGCGTCTGTGTCTAGTGCAGTCGAGGGCGTGGGCCTCGGACGGGTCGGTGCGATACACTCTGCGCGTACAGGAGGGCTAGGACATGGCGACCGCGACTCATACTCAGTTCGGGAGCCGTACACGGCTCACGGTGACGGGCACCTTGACGAGCTACGGCGCCGGGACGCGCCTGCCTATCGCGACGACGGGCGCAAGCTCGCTCGTCGAGGTGCTCCGCGTCAAGCTCCAGCGCACGGCCGGGACCGCGACTACCTTCACGCCGCGCGTCTTCTCGACGTCGGCGGGCACCGCGGGCTCTGTCGCTCAGCAGTTCGTGGGCTCCGCGAACGCCATCGCGGACCTCTTCGACGTCGCGTGCTCGGGCGTGGTCTTCGACACCGATACGACCGGGAACCTCTACCTCGAGCCCGGCCCGAACGCCGGCTCGGACAACGCCTTTAGCTACGAGCTCGTCATCGAGGTGCTCTGATGGCTGGCACGCAGGTCTTCCCGACTGTCCCGTCGACGGGCGGCACCTCGACTAGCGCCGAGTACATGCTCGGGGTGTTCGGCGACGGCAGCGACGGCAGCTTCACCTACACCCCTGGCTCCCACACCATCTCGCGGGAATGGAACTACCAAGACCTCACCATTCAGGCGGGGGCGACGATCAAGCCCGCGGGCTTCCGCATGTTCGCGCGGGGCACGCTGACGAACGCAGGTAGCTTCAACGACGATGGGAATGCAGCGGTTGGTTCGACTCTGGGGGCGGCGCTCGCAGCTCGTCAGTTCCTTGGCGCGCAGTCTGGCGCAGGTGCCGCGGGCCGCAACACGACGGGCGCGGGCTCCGCTGGCGGCACGATCTCGTCCAGCTCCTACGGCTCCCTCGGTGTCATGCCGACGGGCGGCACGGGGGGACAAGGCGACGGAGGCAACGTCGGCGGCGCAGGCGGCGCGGCTACTGCTGGTTCGGCTCGATGGGCCTCGCTGCTGGTCTATGGCCGCGGCTCGACTGCGGTGAATGGTGGCTCAGGCGGCGGGGCAGGCGGGTGCCAGGTCGGCACGGGTACCGCTACCTCGGGCGGCGGTGGGTCAGGCGGCGGCGATGTGTACATCGCGGCGCGGTTCATCGTGAACACGGGAACCATCTCCGCCCTCGGCGGCAAGGGCGGCGATGCCGTGTCGACGGGTAACGGAGCGGCTGGCGGCGGCGGCGGCGGCGGCGGCGGGCACGTCGGCATCGTCACGCAGACCCCTAGCGCCTCCATCGGTGGCGTCGTGTCGGCAGCCGGCGGTAGCGGCGGCGCTGCGGCTGGCACAGGTACCGTCGGTAGCGGCGGCGCGGCTGGCTCTGTCTCGTACCTCATCCTCGCGTAGGAGCGTCCATGCCCTTCCTCGTTGTGCCTACGGGCTTCCCCTCTGAGACTGCAACCGAGCTGGCCCTCGCCAACGGGTGCGCTGGCTTCTACACGGGCATCCCGCCCAAGTGGGTGGCGCTCTCCCAGGAGCAGGGCTGGACGCTCCCGTGCGTCATCGAGACGGACGAATACGACAACGTCCTGTCGTGGACCCCGGTGGCCTGACGTGGCGCGCATCCCGCTCTATCGAGATGCAAGCTCGGCGAAGGTAGCGGCGACGCTCAAGGCCGGGCAGAACATCACGATCACCGATACCGAGGTCGGCGGCGTCCTCCAGGTGACCATCGCCGCGTCAGGCGGCGGTGGAGGCGGCGGGACGCCTGCGACTACGGTCGTGTCGGGTACGACGCCGGGCCTTCAGCCTGTCGTGGGGACCTCGACGGACTACGCGCGTGGGGACCACTCCCACGGCACGCCGCCCGTGCCCGCGCATACGACTCTCAGCTCGCTCGCGTGGACTTCGGCGGGGCATACCGGGAGCTCCACTGCCGTCGCCGCGTGGAACGGTGGCGGGACCGCTACGGTCGTGCAGGCGACGGCTGACGAAACGATGCTGGTACGACGTGCGGGCATCCTGCAGTGGGTGCCTGTCGTCGCAGCTGCGGTGGTCATCCAGCAAAACCTCTCTAGCGACTTCGCCTTAAGCGTCATCGACATAGGGGGGATCGCGACCACATGAGCCTTACTGCACTTAGCCACCAATACGTCGGACAGAGCACGACGACTGCCGTGACCGCGGCGGCGCAGTTGGACGCCCTGTGGACTCTTCTCACGGCTACGACCTACTTCGACGGGAGCACGCGCACGCCGGGCAGCGGGAACGCCTGGACGTGGGCCCGCTACCAGAACGGTGGTGTAACGGAGGCCGTCTATGGGACGCCCCCGACCGGGTCGATGGCTCAGCGTGTGCTGGTCGCCGGGTACGCAAGTGCGCCCACGCCAGCCATTACGATGCTGACACCGGACACAGCGCAGACGACCACGCTGCACATCGGCATCTCGCTGAACTCAGGCGCGTTCACAAGCTACAACGCCGCGCTTCCCTTCGGCGCAGGCTCGCGATGGTCCGGCTATTGGCGTCTTAGCGGTGGCGTCTCGGCAGGCATCACGCCGACGGATTGGCGCTACTACGAGACGGCAGAGACTGTCGTGCTGGTCTGCTCCGTGCAGGGCACCAATCATCGCGTCGGTCACGCTGGGGCGATCATTGACCCGGAGACAGTGGACGCGGTGGATGCAGAGACGGACGGTCGCGTCTATGGGATGTACGTCACGGGCGGCGGCAACAACATCGCGAGCTCGATGCTCTCGTCCGTCGCGGCGCAGGGGAACTGGTACGTGCATGGCGGGATTGCCGGATACACGCATAGCGGCATGTTCTCGCCGGGCACATCCACGTTCCTGACGTTGACGCGGGCTAACTTTCTCAACACATCGCTAGCCCATGTCCTGACTACCAGCACGGGACGGTCGCCTAGATGGCCGATGCTATTGAACCGTGGCGGGACAAACTTCGCGGGCCGACTTCGCGAGGTGACGTGGACTCCAGACGGTACGCTCGGAAGCGGTCTCGTCGCCGGACTGACGACCGTCGGCTACCGCATCTCGTCCTCTACCACGTCCTCTAGTGAAACTGTCCTCCTGGTGCGATGATGACCTACCTTGAGCAGATCGAGCAGTACGTCGCCGCCTACCCGGAGACGGCGCAGGCGCGGCTTCCTGAAGCGTGCGGCGTGACCACTCTGCCCGCGTTTCCGCACGTCATCGTGCACGTATGGGCAGAGGACTACTGCGAGCTCGAGGACGCGAACGGCGCGGACATCGCGAGGTTTCGTCTCGTCGGTTAGTGCGCCTCTAAGGAGAGCCAACATGCCCGAGACTACGCCCCCGCGGTGGAGTGACCGCTTAGTCTCTGTGCCTGTATGGACGTTGCTCCTTATCGGCGCTGCGACCGTAGGCGGCACGGGCATCGCGGGCGGCTACCTGAGCGAGGCCAAGGCCGCGCCGGCTATCGCCGCCGAGGACCTGTCCGACATGAAGAGGATCCTCGCGCGTATCGACGGGCGCTTGGAGGGCATGGAACGCGAGGGCGCGGCCCTCCGCTCCGAGCTGGTCAGCCTGCGCCGAGACGTGAACACGCTGCGCGCTGATGTCGACGCCATCCAGCGCGGGCGCTAATGGACGCCGATAGCGGGCTTGATGTCGCAGAACGCGTCACCGACGACGCCGTGCTGCTCGAGGGGCTTGCCGCCACGGACGCGCCTACTGTCGAGGCGTTCTCTTCCCTGTACGACACGCAGGGCGGGACCGTAACGGCCATCGCGTTCGGCCTTGGCGTCGTCGTCGTCGTTCAGCTCCTCGTGGCGCGCATCTTCGCCGGCGCGAAGACCATGGTTGAGGCGCTCACCTTCTTCGCGACGGCGATGGTGTCGGTCCTCGTGGCCGTCTACCTGTGCGACCTGCTCATCGCCGGGCCGGACGTACTCCTCCTGCAAGAGGGCGAGCGGTCCTCCATCGTCTCGTTCATCGAGGACATCTGCCTTATGACGTTCGCCTACTTCTTCGGCACGAAAACCAGCACCGGGGGCACCAATGACGCTAACTGAGCACTTCAGCTTCGAGGAGCTCACCCGCACGGGACAGAGCGCTCTCCAGGACGCCAACCGACGCGAGGCGCGCGACTACATCGACAAGCTGAAGCTGGTCGCGGAGATGCTCGAGGTTATCCGCGCGAAGTTCGGCGCCGTCCGCGTGAACTCTGGCTTCCGAGGCCCCGCCGTCAACGCGGCAGTGGGCGGAAGCGCCACGTCGCAGCACTCCAAGGGCGAGGCCGCAGACATCGTTTGCCCCTCGACTACCGTGGATGAACTGCACCGATGGATCGTCACCGAGTCCGGCCTGAAGTTCGGACAGTGCATCCTCGAGAAGCCCGCCGGCAGCGCGTGGGTGCACATCTCCCTGGGCGCTCCTTACCGCGACCCGAAGAAGTGTGGCGAGTCGCTCGCCTTCGACGGCAAGACCTACACGCCGAAGCGTTACTAGGCGCTGGGGGAACCCTACCCCAGAAAGGCGGCGCGCTACCTCGGCATGGTGTCGAGGCGGCGCGTCGTCTCGCTATGGGGTACGTGTCCCTCAGGAGGTCACATGCCCTACGATCCCGCTGAGCTAGTCGAGCTGCCCGCGGAAGTTCTCGCCGTCATCGCGGAGATCCGCTCTGCTACCCGTGCAGGCGGCGACGGCGGGACGAAGGTCACGCGCGCAGAGCGGAAGCGCATCGTGAAGGCCGCGCTCCACCTCGCGTACGTCCTCGGGCGGGATGGGCTCGACTAGTTTATCGCTCGCTAATGGTCGCCAGCTGCGAGCGGTCGTGCAGTAGCGCGGCCTCTTGCTCTTCGGCGTACGCTTCGACCTCGTCCAGCTGGACCATCGCCGCGACGATGGCTTGCACGTGAGCGATCCGGCGGTCCTGCGCGTACTTCTGGCGGAGCGCCTCGAGGCGCTGGCGCAGGGCGCCGGATGGGATCATCGCCATCGGACACCACGCTTGCTCTCCAGGTGGAACCCTTCGGGAAGCTCTTGCCCCGCCTTCGCGGCCTTCAGGGCGGCGGCGCGGTCGGGCTCTACCTTGACCCTACGCCACGTCTCGGGCCATGCGGACACATCCTCAGGGCCGACAATGGACTGAGTCTCAGCGAGCCACGCCGAATAGGTGGGGGCCTTCACCTTCGGCTCCTCGCCCATCGCCTCGCGAGCCAGCAGAAGCCCCGTGGCCAGCGCCTTCACGTGCTCGGAGACGTTCTCGCACGTCTTCCGCTTGGCGCGGAGGGCCTTCTCCTCGCGCTCGAGCAGCTCCGCTTCCGCTTCCATGCGCCTTACCAGGTGCATGCAGGCGAGGACCTTATCCTCGCTCTGCTCGATCCACGTCGAGAGGAACGCCGCGGTCTCCTCGCTCAGGAGGCCCGAGTTCTCTTCGATCTCCATCTGCACGCGGGCAGCGCCGCGCATGAGGTCGTACGTCGTCGTCATGTGTACTCCTAGAACGGAAAGCCGGGGCCGTCTTCATCGGTGGGCGGAGGCGGGGCATCGAGGAGGGGGCCGCGCGTCTGCGGGACAGGCCCGCGGGGCTTCTCCCCGTACTTCCAGATGACGCCCTGGCAGTTCTTGTCCTTGCACTTGAAGTCGGGTGCCTTCGGGTTTGTCTTCTTCTCCCGATTGTCCCACATCGAGCCCGAGCACGTAGGGCACGACGGGTCGATGCCCGAGGCCACCGGCCCGATGCGCTCGACGCTCTCGACACGCCCACCGAAGGCGTCGGCGACACGTTGGGCCTGCACCGGGGCACGCTGGGGCGGGGCCTGCGTGGGGGCGTGTTGCGCCGCCTGCCCATCGTCGTCCTCGGGGGCGACCCCGACCGCGGCCGCAAGCGCATATCGACGCAGGTAGGTCACAACCGACCCCACGGCGGCGGGGCTCTGGTCGCGGGGGAGGGCCGCGCAGACCGAGGCGATGTGCTGACCGCTCTTGTGGAGCAGGATGGTCGTGACGGTCGCGCTCCCGTCCTCGAGGCGACCCGGGTGCTGGGAGACGCTGAGGCCATTCGCCGACAGGGCGGCGCGGCAGGCGTCCCACACGCTCGACAGGTCGGCGTAGCTCGACTTAAACGCCGGGTTCGTGCGGTCCTTGACCGCGCCTTGAATCGAGCCCTGCGCGATGGCGAGGGCGGTAGCGAGCTGATCCAGCTCGGGAGACTGAGAGAGGATCATCGGCTGAACTCCGGTGCGATGACGGTCACGCCCGAGGACGTCGTGTGGGTGATGGTCCCGCGGAGGGAGGGAGACGGGTTCCAGTCCCACCCAAGCATCGTTGCTCCCTTGGGCGGGCGGTTGAGGGTCACGCTCGCGCGGCCCTCATTGTAGGCGACGTACGCGATGTCTTCGGCGTGGTGCTGGAGGAGGAACGTGAGGAGGTTTGCCAGGGGAAGCGCGTGGTGACTCATGCCCCATAACTAGCAAGCCTTGCGATACGCGCAACTGCACTATAGTGCAGGCTCATGCAGTACCACACCCTCGGCACCCTGATCCGACTCCACCGGGAGCACCTCGAGATGTCGCGCGCGGAGCTGGCCCGACAGATCGGCGTGCACCCGTCGCAGCTCACGCGCTGGGAAGCAGGCGACCACAAACCCTCCCTGTCAGCGATGGTCGCCCTGGGCAAGGCCCTCGATGTCGACGCGGTGGAGCTCATGAGCGCCGCCGCCGTGGATGCGCGATGAGCCGCACCGTCATTCCTTGGAACGCGCTCCCCGCGCAGCTCCCCGTGCAGACTACCGCCGTGGTCTACCTGTTGCTCCAGCACTTCGACGCGCCGGGATGGGTGCGTGGCGTGGTCGGGACGTTGCTTGCGCTCTTGTGGGCGGGGTCCATCATCCGCATGTGGAACCAGAAGGCGAAGCCGTTGCCGGGGTACGGCGAATGACCGCCGACTACACCATCGGCTTGGTCCCCCGCGGGGCCTCACGTCCTCGGGCAGCTCGAGGAGGTGGGCGCGTCTACATGCCTCCCGAGCACCGCGCGTGGATGGACGCCGCGGTCACCATGCTGCGAGAGCAGCGCCAGGGGGAGGCCATCGCCGGCCCCGTGGCCATTGAGATCGTGGCCATCTGGCCGATGCCCAAGGCGCGTCCCGCTTGGTGCGACCGTGAGCGGTGGAAACGCCGGCAGGAGACGCTGGGCATCCCCTACGCCACGAAGCCCGACCTAGACAACGTCGGGAAGATCGTGCTCGACGCCCTAGTCGAAGCAGGCATCCTCGCGGACGATCGCTTCGTGGTAGACTTCAACATCAGCAAGCGGGCCGTGCCCGAGGCAGGCCGCATCGACGTGTGGGTGACCTCCCTCTAGAAAGTTCACGCGTCCCCCTTGCGCGCTTCACACGATATGGGTAATCCTAGGTCGTCGTCACCTGACGACAGGAGGACCCAATGAGCCTGTACGACACCCTTCGCTGCCTCTACTACGACCCG